AAACGGTACTAAAAAAAGATAGTAATGTTGGTGTAGCATTCCATACCGCACTATTATTTAAAAATTGTGTTGGTATTGTTATGTCAGTAGGAGATAGCTCAATTCTATATCTAGGTCTGCCATTGGCATAATTTAAATCATCCCATGCTATATTTAAATAATCACCTGACTTTATTGGGATAGGATCACTAATTATAAAGTTTGTTAAAGACGCCTCGCTAATCGCATAGGATGTAAACTCTAAACCACCATTAGTATTATATTTATTAATAGTAGGAGTTCCGAATACAGTAAAAGCATCAGGAGTACTAAATGTCCAAGATTGGAAAAACCCGTTTAACATACCTGCTACATTGTTAATAGGGCTAATAAGCTTTAATGAATTTTTACCTCTATTTAATGTAACCGACAAGGATTGCCCAACTTGTTTAAAGTCGTTAGTAGCATCTACTGTTATTGTTGCTGGGAAAGAGCCAGTTACCGTTACACCAGATATTGATATGTATGTATATGTATAATACTTATATGTAGATTGTCTTGTTACCGAACCATAACTTTGTACCATCCAATGGTTATCTTGTTGGTATATCTCCCAGCCATAAATTCTACAAAACATTTCTAATATCTCATAAAAAGTATAATATTCCCCAGGTTGTTTAGCAAAAAAGTTCTTCTTAATTGATATAAAATCAATGTTAGGAGCTGAAACAGAACTTGTTTCGTAGTACTGATTAACCCATATATCTAATGTCAAATCAGTTTGTCTTAAACACTCACTAAGATATTGTATAATAGTATTGCTACTTGTTGCTAGAAAACCTAATAAATTATCTACATTAAAATAATATTTGCTATTTTTTAGTCTAGATAAACCATCTATAAAAACAAGAGATATTTCTTTTATTCCTGTAACATTAAAGTTAACATTTTCAACAGGCGAATAAACACCTGTCCAAATAGTCGAACTAGATGTAAAAGTACCTGAATAAGAGCCTATCTCTAATGTTAGTCTAAAGTCATCTTCATATGGGCTAAAGAAATCTAAAACATTAAAGTTTTCATCTATAATAGCATTTACTGTTGCTCTAGTTGCTATTATCGGAGTATATGAATTACCCTCATTGTCTATGGTTTCTATGACAATAGGGGTTACACCGCATTTTAAAGCATATACAGCCCCTGTGTAATCCTTCTTTAATATTCTTAATCTATATGCAGATAACGCTTGTGACGGATCTTGCACATAAATATTATTGAATACCATTTCGTATTTTACTCCGTATGCCATTTAGAATGTTGTATTATTGTTTCTTTGAGCCTTGTTCATCAAAATTAGTAAATCATTTCCGCTTATTCTAGCTTCAAGTGTACCGCCGCTTCCACCAATTAAATTTTTAAGCTTATCTAATGGAGCAACTACTTCAGGGTTTGATTTAGCTCCTGGATATTCTCCCATTAAACCCATTGTTGGCCCACTAATAATACCACCATCTGCGAAGGCTTTTGCTCCACCACCTGACATATTTTTTGATGTGTCTGATAGTCTACCTTTTACATAAGTACCTAAGGCAACTAATGCTACACCTGCTGCTACTGCTACATATGGATTTAACGTTTTTAATGCTTCTTTTATTGCTTGAATTGCAAGACCTGTTCCTATGGCTAACTTACCTACTTGTATTAATCCATCAGCTAGTACTCCTAAAAAACCATTTAGAACATCTTTAATACCTCCTCCTTTAGCTAAAACATTACCAATAGTTTCCCCTAGGCTAATTGCTAAATTTTGCAATACATCATAAATTATTGTATTTAAAGAATTAGTTACATCAACCATAGATACTTCAAAATTTTTCAATACACCCATAGAGCCAGCAATGGCAGCATCAACTCTTATTATTGCATCTTCTATTTTATCGAACTGCTCTGCTGTGTATCCACCAATAGACGCTAAATCGTATAATTTGTTTTTATAATTTTCTAATATTGCAATTCTATCTGCTTCTGTCTTGCCAGTAAAATTAGCTATTTTAGTAGCTACATCAGATTCTATTTTTAATGCAGTAAGAGCATTTTGTAAATTTCTATCATTTATTTTGTTAGCTGCATTTTCTGCATCCCTATCTCTTTTTTCTTGTTCTTTAGCTTCTTTATCATCATACTCTTTTGTAATATTTAGCATATTTTGCCTGTATGCTGAATAGTATGTTGTAGAATCTGTATAACCAGCGGCCTTCATCTTTTCAAGATTCTCAGCTAATTCTAAACCTGCCTTATATTCCTTTTGTGCTCTTTCATCTAATAAATTAATAAAGGCTTTAGTTTCAGACTCATTAGCAATTTCCATTAATCTAGCCTTTTCTTTAGCTAAATCCTCTGGTGACTTTCCGCCTTTTTTATTATTTTTATCATCTCCTCCACCTAATGATATTGATGGAGATATTTTTCTTATTTTTTCTAATAAATCAAGCTTGTCTTGTTGTCTTTTATTATAATTAGTAATGCCTTTAATAATATTTTGATCCTTGCCACTTGATACTTTAGCAGTATTTATATTGTCTTTTACTGCTGCGTTATTTGTAGTTAAAAGGTCAGTAGTCTTTTTTAATTGCTTTTGCTGTTGAACCTTTATTGGCTGTCCTGTTTTTAAGTCAGCTTGTATAAGTGCTTCTAAATCCTTTTCATACTTTTTTAAAAGTATTATATTTTTTAAGTTTTCTATATATGCGTTATAGTATGTATTTAAGTTCTTTACACTATCGCCTTCTAATTTTAAATCTTTAAATATATCTGGATTTATGCCTTGTAATTCTTTTAAGGCTCTTTTTTTCCTATCTCTTGTTTCGTTTTCGTTTTCAAGAATAACAATTAATTCATTTACTTTTACCGCTTCATTTGTTACCGTGTTTAAAACGGCATCTTGTTCCTCTTTTAGTTTTTTAGTAGAAGCTGCAACTTTTCTATTATGCTCATCCCAAAATGTTAAACCAGCTATAATAGCGGAGAATGCTAAATATCCAACTCCTGCAACTCCAGCAATACTACCAAATAATGCAGGTAAGTTATTTTGTATACCTCTAAATCCATAAGGTAAATCTTGCAAAATTAATGCAAGACTCATCATTTGTTTATTAGAATTTTTAGCAGGAGCAGCAGTACCTTCAATAGCGGAACTAGTTTTATTAGCTGCTTGTGTAGTTTTTTCTAAAGTTGCTGCTAAGCCATCATATTGTGCTTTTAATTTTTGAACTTGTGGGTTCATTGCTTGTAGCCCTGTTGCCATTAATTGATCCATTGCTCTCTTAAGGGCATTCATTTTGTCTTTAACAACATTAGTGGTATCACCGAATAATTCAGCCATACCATTAATTCTATTAAACTCTTTATTTAATCCACCAGAGATTCTTCTAAAGTCACTTTCAAAAGCAGTAGCTACCTTAGCCATTTTCAAAAACGCACCTTCAGCTTCTTTAAAATCTGCCGTAATCCTAATTTTCATCAAATCATCTTCTGCCATTATATTATCGGTTTAGCGATTTTGTATTTAATTAAAACTTCTTTTAGTTCCTCTTCTGTCATTACTCTTGGTTTTACAAAGTTACGAGTATCGCAGTCTAATTCAATAAGCTCTTGTGGCTTAACCTTCTTACCTTTTGGCAACTGAATATTAATCAGTAAAGTTGTTTGCCACCTAGTTCTAATCCACTTTTGTTCTTCTTCGTGTCTGTACCCATACCACACAAAATCTAATTCAGCCATGGTCATCTCCCAAAACAAATGGGGAAGCACTTTGCACTCCCCCATCGTATATCTTTCTATATCAATCCACTCTAATTTTTTTTTACTCCATCTTTTTTACTTGACTTTGTAGGCTTTTCTTCTATACCGCTATTCATACTATCTGAAAGTGTCTTCATGACATCTTGGAACTTTTGACTAGTCATTCCACCCATATCATCTATCCAATCACACACTTCCATTTCCGTAAAGGTTGGAGTAATGCCTTGAGCATATAATGGATATTCAGCAGCCGATTTTAGTAAGTTAACAATAGCGTCAAGTGAATCTTTACCACTTAAAGCTTCTCCGATATCAGAAGGCCCTATCCCTTGTAATTGACAAAATCTTTTAAGACTCCAAGTACAAAAACGCATCGGTATCTTCTTTCCATCGGAAAGAGTTAATTCAAATTGTCCTCTCATATATTTGGTTTTTTAGTTTCTAGTTTTTACTCTGAGTCAATACTCCTGTTCCTTTAAAAGAAACTGAGTAAGTAACTGGGTTCTCCATATCTGCAGTCATATCAAGACTTTCAATAAATGCAGAACCTGACCATTTAGCATCATCTACAATTGGAGTTGCTCCACCTGCTGTAACTGTAGTAAACATAACTGTAACCGCAGTTCTAGCTAATGCCAATGTGCTTAATTCTGGAAGACTTACATAGGTAGCTATTGTTGTTGTTGGAGAAACTGTAGCTAAGCCATCAGTAGTTAAAGACCAAGACCTTTGTCCACCAATCTCATCAGCCCATCCACCACTTTCTTTTGTAGAAGCGTCTGGAGCATCTATTGCAATGCTTAAAGAACAAGAAGTAGAATATGCTATTACTTCATTATTGATTAGAACTACTAATGAAGTTCCGTTAAATACACCTGTTGTTGCCATTTTATTTTATTTTATATTATGTTAATTGATTCACGAAATGATCCATTGTTATCACCCTTCTAAACACATATGCCTCATCGACATAGTCAAAGGTAGCAATATTACTACTAACCTTTCTAGTGACTATATTAAAGTCAGGCCCTGCATTTGGATAACCACCTGGATATGTACCTATTATTTCCAATAATTCATTGGTATAAGTATCTACCGTTTTTTGCCCTACTTCTCCTGCTTTAAAAGTCCTATAAACTATGTCAAATTGGATAGTAACATTAAAAGCAAAACTTTGTTTATTGCTATCCTCTGCCTGTGTTTGACTGCTGATAATTAAAAAAGGCGGTTCTACTGTATCAGGTGCTATGGTATCATAGGCAGCTAATGAGTAGGAAGCCGTTATCAACTTATCGTAATAAGCTTTTCTTATTGCATATCCGCAGTCCTTCATTTTGGTACAAATTTAATGAAATATATTTATATTTCTTTTTACTTGATTTTAAATGCTCTAATCCTTTTTAATGCCTTTGGGTACTCAATATCAAAGTTAGCAAATAAGTAAGACCTATATGGCATATTGTTGTTTCTTAATCCTCTACCTCTAAAAATAGATGCGTATGGCAAAATATTTTTATTGGCTATATTATATTTTCTTTTTGGAACACTAAACCCACTACCTGTACCAAACTCCACATATGGGCCATACTTAGCATTAACTACTACCTCTGCAAAACCTGCATTATAAGGCATTGAATTAATACTTCTTGATAAGAATCCTGTTCTCTCATATGGCTTTTTTGCTCTTGTAGGTATAGGCGGTAAATCCGCAGCATCGCCACTAGCTTGTTGAGCTATGTTGGCAACCATTGTATTTAATTCATTAATAGTATGCTGCTTAAACTGCTCATAACCCTTAGCAAATTTTAGCTTTATTTTTTCTATGCCTCTTACTTTTAGCTCCATTACTTAAGTGTTGCACAACCTATTAAATAATATTGATTCAAGTCAGCTTCGTTAATAATAGAGTTAATCATATAAGTCCTTGACTTCCAAGTTATTACAAGAGCATTGGTAAATGTCTTGCCTGTTGTATATCTGATCCTAAATGTAGCTCCATCGTTAATACTATCCCTACCTGTTATATTAGTCCTAGAATTGGTATTAGTGACCAATTCAGCCCAGCAAGTGTAGTATGGTACTAAAGTATTCACAAACCCTCCTGCACTGTCAGAAACGCTTGTTTTAGTATTAAATGTAATCCTATTTTTTAATTGTCCTATCATTAGAAGATAATACTTACCCTTTTGTAAGGTTTCATTAGTTCGTAAGCCGTTGTTAAGTTAGCTGAAGGCTTAGAGCTTTCAACACTTGATTCTCTGTACTCATATAAATCACCTACCATCTTCAACAAGGCCGTTTTCATAGACTCTGGAGTAGTGGCATATCCACAAGTATAAGTGAATCTAAAGTCACTCATAAGAGGTGAATTAAAGTAAACCTTTTTGTAGGTATCACCTATAACTCTATAATCCCCAAGTACCATTGCTACCCATGCAGCACCATCCCAATATTCTACCAATGTAATACTGTTTATAGGAGCATAAGGAAGCTCTATAAACTCATCTACATAAGCTACTACCTTTAGGGTTCTAGCAGTCATAGCAACTGAAGCGTACTGCTCTAATCTGATCCTAGCGGTTTCTATAAGGTTAGTAATCAAAGTATCATCTTCGCTATAATCTACTCTTAAATAATCCTTTGCGG